GGGTAATTCTCCCGGCTGTCAGGTTTGGCAGTGCAGTTGGTGAAGAAACGCGAACTGATTTGCCAGAAGTGTAAGTTTCTGCAAACACCTCTCCGTTTGTATCGTCTGTCATGACGAACCAATACAAACCACCCGTTGCAAGACCTCCAGATCCTGACGGAAGGTACATATAACCACCAGACAGGACAGTAGAACCAAGTCCCGCCATTGGCGCAGCCGCACTCAGCGTGAAAACTCCGCGAGTGCCCGTGAAGCTCAGGCCGTTTGCACCACCGTCACCAGGCGGAATCCAGAACGGAATGCCGGATTGGTACAGGGCTCGTGGAAAACCGAAGCCACCAAGCAACAACGCCGACAACTGCTTGACTTTCAAATCGTTGTTCTCGACGACGAGAAACAACTCATCTCCATCAACAACCCCTGCGTCTTGGACGTCAGGCAGAGAAATCCCAGGCACTTTCATCGATTACCCCTTTACCAAGGCATTCGGGTGCCTTGAGTGATCATAACGATCTTCGATTTCCGCAGCTTGCGGTAGCGTGTCGATCGGCTGCAGATCGAGTGCAATTCCCCCGCCATCGTTCGGCCGCAGCGTAATCGACAGCGTGTCGTACCCGTAGAACCGATCCTGCTGCGGGTAGATCCCGTCGAGCAGGGTGCTGGTTTTCGGCACCGTCAGTTTGATTCCTCGGGCTGATGCGATGCCAAGCCAGAACTCCAGGCAGCCGCGGCCCTTCTCGGCGTCGTGCGCGTCCGGGTAGGTGTAGTCGCATCCGAATACGCTGATGTGCTTGACGCCGATGTGTATGGCGTAGGCAACGGCGTAGGCCGCGGTGGAGTTGAAGTAGGCCTGGCCCAGGTTGTTGAGCACTTCCTCGAGCGGGAAGGCGACGAGGCCGGGATAGTCCGGGTGCTCGCGACTGGTGATGATCGGTCCGGGATGCACCTTGAGCCACTGCAGCATGCGGGCGATGTTGGACTCCGGCGCCGCGGCGGCGCGCACTTCCTGTATGCGGACGTCGTCCATGTGGAACACACGGTCGCAGAGCAGCACGCCGGCGACGGCGTTGATGCCCCAGGTTTCGGTGCAGTACGCGTGCTTGCCGCCCAGGCGCTTGGTGATGTCGAGATATTGCTCGAGCGATGGACCGAGGCCGAGGATGGCGACATGCTCGGGAACAGGGAACGCTTCAACCATCTGCTCGTAGGCTGTGGGTCCGTCCGGCATGTTGATGACTGGCCATGCTAGATCTTCGCTGCATTTTTGGTCGTCTGGCAACGGGACGCAGCGAACAACGATGGTCCGCCCGACCGCCCAATCCGTAACAGACGCCTGGTCGTCGCGCTGTCCGAACCACGCTTCGACTTTCCAGCCAGCAGCGTTGAGCAGCGCCTCGAACTGATGGGCGGTGTAGTGTCGGTGATGGAATGCGTAGCCTTCACCGAACGGCATCTCGTCCTCGTTCGGCACAGACGCCAGCAGCATTTTTGCCGATCGCCGCAGCTTGCGAAGCAGGATTGTCGCGTCCTGGTCGGTGAGGTGCTCGATGGTCTCGAAGCATACAACCAGATCCTGCTCTGTCGGTAGCTCGACTTCCTGCGCCGTTGCGCATAGGTACTGCGTGGTACGCGCTGACCAATGCTGCCGGGCATAGTCAATCGCCGGGCCAAATGCATCGATGCCGAGCACACTGGCGCCGGCACCAGTGGCCATGATCCATGAGCCATAACCGACGCCGCATGCGATGTCGATTACGCGCGCGCTGTCCAGGCCCAGATGCTTCATTTGCTGCACAGCAAACTCGTACCGCGCGACGTGGTCGCGGCGGATTCCGCTCAGGTGTGGCGCTACCTGGCGTTCACCTGATCTGGTCCAGTCCTGCTGTTTCGGCATCTGGATTGCTGCGGCTGCTGGCATGCGCGTGTCCTTGTGTTCTGTGGCGCCGGATTGCTCCGGCGCATGTGCTGTTGCTTTTGCTGCAGATGCTTACGGCATCACGGGTTTGGCGCTGGCATGACGCTCGGGCTGTACAGGATCGCTTCGCACGAGACGATGGTGCCGGCCGTTGCGGTGCTCTTGATCGAGCAATTGACGTAGCGCTTGTTGCCCCTGTAGCCCACCCGCTTGACGACGTTCTTCGATGTCCCGGAGGTGCGGGTCGCTGCCGCTGCGACGCCGGCCAGAAGCTCGGTGCCGAGGAGGTCGCCGTCGGCTACGCTGGTCAGCGAGCCGGTGACGTCTCCTTCCTTGACGGTGGCGGTGAAGACGGCGCCGGTCGCGGTGATCGATCCGTATGAGCATATGAATTCGACGCCGCCATACCCCTGGCGGTCAATCACCTTGCCCGTCTGGCCGGTGCCGGTGGTGCCAACGGCAACCGGCGAGATTACGCGCAGAGCGCGGCTGTTGTTATGCAAGTCGTGCATGTTGTTTGCCCTTTCGTTGGTCGGTGGTGATCAGGACGCGGCGAACTTCATCAGCTTGATGGCCTCGAAGTTGTAGACGCCGCCTCCGACGCGCCGCCGGAAGTTGAACTTGGTCGTGCCCTTGGCCGTGACGTTGTCGCGGATCAGGGTGATGCCGGTACGGTTGGCGATCAGGTAGCCGCGGCGGAAGTTGCCGTAGGCGATCGACAGCGAATTGGCGGCGACCGCCGGCATGTTGTCATCGACTTCGACCGGAGAGCCGAGGAAGCGACCGCCAAACGGCGCGGTGGGATCGGGCTGCCACAGGTAGTAGCTGCCGCTGCCGTCCTTCATCTGGCGCGCCGTGCCGAGGGTCGCATCGCTCATCACCCAAACGGCGCCGCTGCGATAGCTCTGCTTGAGCGAGTGCTGCAGATCGACGAGCTTGTCGGCCGGCGCGACGCTGGCGAACGCACCGCTCTTACCACTTGCGATATAGCCGATGTTGCCCCAGGAATAGCTGGCGTTGGCAACGGTGTTGTAGGTGGTGATGCCGCGCGGCTTGGCGACGCCGTTGCCGGCGATCACGGCGGCGCCGATCCCTTCGGCGAAAGCGGTGGCGGCTTCTTCGGTGAGGTCGGCGACCAGGTCGATGTCGGCATCCTCGAGGGTCTCATTGAGTACCCACGGTTCGACTTCGACCGGGTAGGAGACGACTTCGATCTGGCTGAACTTGGGCTCCGCGCTTTCGCCAGCGGTGCCGCCTTCGCCCGGCCACGCAACGGCCATTCCGGACGTCTTCACGCGCTTATTGATGGAGCGGTTGGACGTGTTGCGCACCATCGACAGGCGGAACAGCGAGCTCTCGACCATGGCGATGCGGTCAATCTCGGCTACCAGTTCGGGCAGGACGAGGACGCCACCGTTCGTGTCGTCGGTACTGTTCATCGCCGCCTTGCGCTCGCCCAAAATCTGCTTGTACTTGCGGTCATCGCCGGAGCGAAGGAACTGGGAGAAGGCCTGCTTCTGCTCTTCCGGGATGACGCCGCCCTTGCCAGCGCTCCCGCCGCCGGTGCGTTGCGCGGCGAGCTGCATCTCCTGGACGGCGCGGCCGAGCTTGTCGATGTCGGCATTGATGGCGGCGATCTTCGCGAGGCTGTCGTCGCTGCCCTGCCCGCGCTTCTCGATTTCGGCCAGGCGGGTGTCGTTCGCCGACTTGAATTCCTCCCAGGCTTGGGCCTGCTTCTCGAGGAGGTCGGACATATCCTTTAATTCCATGTTCGTATCCTTAAATGGTGGCAAAATTTGTGATGATCCGCTGAGCTGCGGCGCTCATGCGTTGCAAATGGTGATCTGCCTCGCGCAGATCGGTTCGCCTGATGCGGGCGATTATGCCTTTTGCTTCCGCTCGACTGAAGCCGCCTGCGTCGCGCAGGAGGTCTTCAATCTCGGTGATGGTGTCGATTTCCTGCAAGCTCTTGAGCGCGGAAATCCGGGCATTGCGGTTGGCCGGGAACGTCACCGGCGAGATTTCGATCAGGTCGATCTGCGTCAGCCTGCGACGCGGATCCTCCGGCTTGCTGCGCGGTTCTGACTTCTTGGCGATGTAGCCGATCGAGAGTCCGTCGATGGCCGGCCGCGGGGTCATGCGCATGAGGGTGTCAATCTCGATGCCGCGCGGGGTTTCAGCAAGCTGGCCGGTGACGCGCAGGCCGGCACCGTCTTCTGAAAGGTCTTGCCAGACGCCTACCGGCGTCATGTCTTCGGCGCTGATCTGCCAGCCGCCGTGCTGACTGAGCATTGACGGCCACGGCTGACTGCCTGACCTCGCGTCAGCGAGAAAGTCGGCAAACGCGCCCGGCATGATGACATCGCCATAGGCGTCGATGTTGTTGAACGCGGCTCCGTAGCCGCTGAAGATGCGCGTCTGCTGTGCGGCACCGTCCGGCGAGGCATCAAACTTGATTTCGTTTAGCCGGCAGATGAATTGCTGTTTGTTCATGGATTGTCGCCCTGTCCTGGTGGTTCTTCGCCCGGGTCCGTCATGTTCAGCGGGACTCGGTACTTGTCTCCGCCGTCGTAGGGGTTGAGGTCTTCGTAGCTGCGTATTTCGTTCGGGTTGAGCGCGCCGATGCCGTACATAGTGCGATAGAACTCGGAGCGGTCCTTGTGCGATCCGCGCAGGAGGCCGGCGACGGTGAAGCGGCAGAAGTATCCATCGGCGCGCTCCTGCTGGGTGAGCAGCTGCATGTTTAGACGCTGCTCGATGCGGGCAAACCATGGGCCTAGCGTATGCACGACGTGCGCCAGAAACATCTGTTCGGAACTGGCGTAGGTGGCGGTGCGGTCTGCTTCGCCGATCATGATCGGCAGCACGCGGAAGAAGCGGCAGACTTCGGCTACCTGAAACCTGCGGACTTCGATCCATTGCGCCTGATCGTTCTGCTGCGCGCGAGGCGTCCATTTCATTCCGCCCCATAGAACGGCGGTGCGGTAGGCGTTCTTGAGGCCGATCTGCGAAGCCTCCCATGATCGGCGCAAAGAGTCGGACTGATCGGGCGTCAGGATGGCGTCTGTGGAAAGGATCCCGCCAAGGATGGCCCCATTGCTGAACTGCCTGGCTCCGTGCTCTTCGGTGGCGAGTGCGAGGCCGATCGCTTCGCGCGCCAGGCGGATGCCGTCCAGACCGTCAATGCTGGTCCAGCTCGGTCCCTTGAGGTGGAGAATCCGCGATGCCGGATAGGTGGTGATCTGGCCTTTTGAATCGGCGACGTCGTAGGTGATCGACCAGTCGTCGTGCCGAGTCACCGTGACCTGCTGCGGCTGCAGCGGCTGCAGTTCGATGGTCGCAGGAATCCGGCCGATGGCGTCGGAGCGCCGGATCAGGCAGTACGAGCGATTCATCAGCGACAGGTGAAGGCCAGCGGTCTCGCGCCATTCGTAGGACGTGATGCCTGGCGCGACGCTGTCGTGCAGGACGGTGTAAAGCTGGTGTTCGACCGCCGCGTCTGCGCCGCCATCGGCGCGGCGGCGGTAGAGCTTCAGCGGAACTTGGGCGATCCCTTCGGCAATGACGCGCGCGCAGGCCAGCGCGCTCGCGGCTTGCAGTGCGGTCTCCCAGGTGACGGCGACGCCGGCTTTCGAGCTGGCCGAGCCGAGCAGGTCGAGCAGCAGGTCGGCCCTGGTGATTGCGCTCTTGCTTTCGCCTTGGCTGAAAAACTGCTTGACGCGGTCGAGGACTGGAAAGCGCATCACCAAATCTCGATTCGCGGCGGTTCGACAGGCGGAGCGACGCGGACGATCATGCGCGAGAGCGCGCCGATCAAGGCGACCGCGCCGTCGATCTTTTTGGCGTCTGTCTCCCGGCGCGGGTAAATGTTGTCCTTGGCATCCCGCCAGGAGACGACGTTGGCCAGCATCCAGGTCAGTACCGGGTTGCCGTTGTGATGCAGGCGCTTGGCGAGCACCAGCGCTTCCAGAATCTTCATCGGCTCGCTGAGGTTCTGCACGTTCTGCCGCAATTCGACCATCGGCGCGCCTTCTCCGTAGAGGGTGGTGGCGAGTTGTGTGGCCTGCCACGGGTCGTAGGCGATCTCGCTGATCTCGTGCTGATCGAGGTCGGCGCGGATGTCGTCTTCGATGCGCTGAAAGTCTATCACGTTTCCGGATGTTGCCACCATCCAGCCATCTTCGACCCAGCCGGCGTATTGGCTGTTGGCGTCGTCGCTGGCGGCGGTCTCCGGGATGTAGAAGTCCGCAAATGCGTAGTAATGCGCGCCGTTTCCTGATCCGCGCTCGAAGAGCTTGACCTTGGCGGCGACGTCGACCTTGCTGGCCAGGTCAAGCGACATGACGCAGCGGCAGCCGGCCATTTCCTCGATGGATAGATCGGCATCCGCGCAGGCATCCCATGCGCGCATGTCCATCCATGCGGTCGCTGCGTTCACCCATACGTTCAGGCGTTTGGTGAGGAAGTTCGGACGCGCTGAGGCGGTCTTGATCGCCTTGTCTGCAAGCCGGCGGATGTCGTCCGGGTAGACGGAAACTCCGTAGTTGGGGTTCGCCTTCCGCCAGCAGGCTTCGTCTGCCCATTCGTCGGCATCGTCGATCGTGTAGACGATGCCGAAATAGCTGTCATCCTCGTGCGCGCTTCCGCGCACCGGGTAGCCGAGGCCGTCGTGACGGCGCAGCGTGGTGTTCAAAATGCCGGTTAGGTAGGTGCGCTGCTCGTAGCAGATGCCGGCACGGTCGCTGCCGGCTGTGGTGATGGACCAGATCATCGACTGCGTGCGCGCTCCGGTGGCGGTCTCGAGCACGTCAAATACGGAGCGCGTGCGGTGCGCGTGCAGCTCATCGACGACGGCGAAATGGATGTTGAGTCCATCGAGCGTCGAGCCTTCGGCGCTGAGCGGCTGGAATCGGCCGCCATTGAGCACTTCGTAGAGGCTGTGGGTGAGGACTTTCACGCCGAAGCGCTGCCGAAACGCCGGCTCTCGCATCGCCATCTGGCGACCACTCTCGAAGACGATCTTGGCTTGGTCGCGCGTAGTTGCAGCCGAGTAGACTTCGGCACCTTGTTCGCCGTCAGCCGTGAGCATGTACAGCGCGACACCACTTGACAATGTCGATTTCGCGTTCTTGCGCGGGACTTCGATGTACACCGTCCTATAGCGCCGACTTCCGGTATCTGTACGCATCCATCCAAAGACGGTCGTAAGGATGAACACCTGCCACGGCTCGAGCACGAGCGGCCGGCCGGCCCATTCGCCTTTAATGTGGGGCAGCAGTTCGATGAAGCGGCACACATGCTCCGCCTTTGCTGCGTCAAAGCGGAACGGAAACCAATGATCGCGCTGCTCTGCGTCGAGATCATCCAGTTGGCGGCGACATGCCGCTTTAGTCCACATGCAGGCGGGAACGATATTGGCCAAGACGTTCTCCGCATAGTCGCGCGCGATTTGCAGGTATTCGCCTTGTGCGCGCGGAATCAGATCGCGCCCCACCCAGATTGCTTGCCGTCGTCGATGCCTGGCAGTTGCATCTTGCCGTCGTTCTTGCTTGCCGTCACGCGCGACCGCGAGCTTGGAGACATCCCGAATTCCGCAGCGAACCGTATCATCCGCTCGGCCGCCCTGTTGCGCAGAATAACCCACGCGCTGAGCTGTTGGTATCCGGTGCTCGTCGTCAGCACACAGCCAGGCAGCGATTCAGGATCGGCGGCGTTCAGCTCAGCGATCTTGCGCTCCGCCGAAACCATCTCCGCCCATGCCGCGCAGTACGCCGACAACGCCGCACGGTCGATCTTGCTGATCAGCCCGAGCGCTCGCAGCTCAGCAGCCACTCGGCGCCATTCCTTCTTCGCCTCCTCCTGCAGATGCCCCGGGCAAGCCGGAATCTCGACCGGCGGATGAACCCCATCAAGCAACCTCGAAGCCGGCAGCTTGCTTGGGTTTCCCCGCAACAGATGCACGTTCACCGGAAGCGGCTTTGGTCCGCGCGCGCCCATTTTTAACCCCCTACCGATAAAACCACCGACC